TTTTATCCCAAGCTAAACGCATAGGGTAAGGTAAATTTAGAACCGTTAAATAGTTTGGTTTTTCGGTAGGAAATCCGTATTTCTTAATTGCGTTTTGTGTTGTTATCATAATTCGTCTTTTGGTTGTAAAAATTCGTTATGCCATTTTTTATAAAAGTTAGCGTTTTTCTTTTCTAATAATTCCTGCTCTAATATTTCGCTTCTTGTCTTGCTGTCTCTTATATAAGTTCTTAGCTTATAATAAGCAAAAAATACCCCTATTAAAGTTAATAAAAACTGAACAAAATTAGTAGCATTTGATAAATAAAACTCCCCAAATGTAAGCTTTTTTACAACGTCAATTAAGGTAAAAGAGTATAAACAATAGAAACTATAATTTAGCGTGTTGTATAGCTATTTTATTATATGAATAATCAAAGATTTGGGAGGTAATAATTAACAAATATAAGAAAAAATAAAGTTGCTCGTTTAACAATTCGTAAACACTGTTTAGAAAAATAATAGCAATTATACATCTTATCAGATAAATGTTATCTCTTGTGGGTAAAAAGAAATAATGTAATAATGAAATTGCACATAAAAAAGTATCAATTAAATCAAATGTGAAAAAATTATCACTATAAAACCGACTATTTTTTAAGAACAAAAAACAAAAAACCCAATTACCCACTATAATAATAGGTAAGTAATTGAGTATTTTATCAATAGTTTTCATTATGTTTTCTTAGGTCTTGGAAGCCCTACGTTGTCCGCTTCGGAAAATATTTGCGGTGTGTTTGGTTTGTTTTTATCCGATGCTAAATAGCCGATTAATACCAATCCAATAGCCAAGAGTAATTGACTTCCTGATTTATCTGTAAAAGCTCCGTTATTATAAGCTTGGATTAAGGCATCAATCAATAAAGGTAATCCTGTAATTAATCCCGCTAAAGTTGTTTTTAAGTTTTTCATTTGTTTATTTAATTTAATTTATTATAAAATTTTCTTGTTTCTAAATCAAAATATGGATTTTCCATTTCTTCGGTGCGCAATTCACTGACGGCTATTTCGTTATCTTTCAAATTGCTTATGTCTTGGGTAGCATATAACTCTTTGCCGTCTGTGTTTAAAATTGTGTATGTCATATTAGTTTACCAATTTAATTGAGTGTATCCTTGTTGTGTCTCCAGAGTTTGAATTTTGTAACGAAAAAAACCAATATTGCGTAACACTTGGGTCGTATGTAATTACTCCATTCACATTTGTAGTCGCCGATTCGTCATTAATAGAAGACACGGCAGCATTCGTGTGTGTTAACTGCCCTCCTTGTAAAGTGAAATTTCTAACAAATACAGAACCTAACATAGATGTTGCACTTGTGAAAAATCCTATGTTTGTAGCTGTTGCAAAATCATTAACTGTATTTACTCTTACTTTTACCGTTACCGTTCCTGCTGTCCCTGTTTTAGCAATTCTAATCTTTAAATTAGGCATGCATGAAGCGGGTAATTTACCACCTGCAATTGTATAAGTGTGCATTAATACTTCACTAACACCTCCTGTATTAGTACTTGTTGGCGTGTCTGATATAATCGACTTAACAACTCCATCAATAGCATCGAAAACAGCATCTTCGCTCGGTGACTTGTCCGTTACTCCGTTGGTTATTGTTTGGGTTATTTTTGCGTCCGTATATGCTTTATCAACTAATGAGCGAGTTGTATAAGTTGATGAATAATCAACGTCATAATCCGAACGTCCTTTTACACTCCATCCAGTTGATACGGATATTATTTTATATACATTGTCTGGACCGTTAATGTATCCGTTTAAGGGCAAAGAATATTGAGGGGACGTTATTTTATTACTCGCATTTACTATAATAGACGTTAACCCTGTGTTTTCTAATTTAGTTATTAAAGTACCTGCGTTGTCGTAAAAAAAACCGATATTATTACTCCCAGACAAGGCTTTCACGGTTAACGCAACACCTAACCCTTCGCTATTTGTGCCAATAGCAACCTTATCTGTTAAGCTTTTAGGATAAATTAACCCCCCCGAATAAGTCCAGTTTCCAAAAGATATGCTTGAAACCTTTTCCAAAACGGTAGTACTTGAATTTCTTGTCAAAATGTCATAAGAACCCGCTGAAGTATTTGGTGTAGTAGATATTTTTGCAACTGCTAAATTTAAAGAGCCTGTTAACGTTACTGGTCCTGAACGTGTAATGTGCGAAGTCTTACTATTTCCAGCGTCTACAGTTGTACCAAATGTATTAAAATTAGAAGTTGCGGAAGATATAGACTTAGTCACATAACCCGTTCCTGTAAGATATACCCATGTACTCGCATCTGTACCTACGTAAAGATTTGCAGTATCATTTTTTAAAGCATTATCATTTGTAACAGGCGGATTTTCTAAATCAAATATAGTTGCTGTAGTTGGTGATGTTGCATTTACATATACTATTTTTGAGTATGAAGTAGGCAATGCATTATTAACCGCATCAACCGTTGGGTATTTAGTCCCTGTACCGTCAGGGGTTAGGTCATTTTGTTTGTTAGCTATATTTTCTTTACTCGCTCCAGAATCTACCTTGTCTTTACGAATCTTTTTGCTTGTACCTTGCGCACTTTCTGTAGTATCTGATACATCAACTATATACAAAAAGTCATTGTCAGCAGGTGTAGTTAATTCCGTTAAATCTGTTAATTTTTTATTTGCCATTTTTTTAATTTAATAAGAAATTACTATCTTGTAATAAAAATCTATCTTCATTTTGATATAAGAAATAGAAAGGTTCGTCCGTTCCTAAATCTATAAACCCAGCGTCCGATGGGTTTTCTATGAAATATGCGCCACTTTCTTCTTGTCCTGCAAAATCAATTTTAATACCGTTTAAATCGCCTTTTCCTGAGCCAGTATTGTAACTTACATTACCAGCGATTAATCCGTTATATAATCCAAAAATACGGTATAATCCGTTCCTATCTTTAAATAGCAATCTAAATTCCAAACTTGCTAATTCTTTCGTGTCTTTTGTACTTGAATTAGGAAAAGTTAAGGATATGCTTTGATTATAAAACTTACCACCCTCGTTTTGCTCCATTGTTTCCGATGGCGCTGGATTTTGCACGCTATTAAATTCGTATATAAATGTCTCAGGAAAAGAAACTAAATAGTTTCCATTAGTGACTATTTGACTTCTACTGTATTTTTTATACTTTAAAAGCCAAATCTGAGTAACCCCAGAAATAGAGTCCTTACATTTTCGATTAAAACCGTTTACAATTTCCATCCCGCATTCAAATTCATTCCCTTAATAGCATTAACTTCGTCCTGATAACATTTATATTCTGTTAATGGGTTTTTGCAAATCCACTTATTAAAACGGTGTACATACATTTGGGCTAAACTTTTATATTTTCCTGCTAAAAATTGCACTTCTTGTTTGTCTACTACTTCTATCTTATCGCCTGTGTGTTTATAAACCCCTCCGTTATCAACCATATAAGACGCTATCTCTATATATTGAGCTACTGATTCATTTTTTACAATTGGTTTAATAAAATCAGTATATAATTCTAAATATAAACCGCTTAACGTATTCGCTGTTTTGTCCGTAATAATCTTATCGTATAACTCGCTACCAAGTAACGGTTCAATCGTTGTTAATTGCACATTTGCAATACAAAACAAAAACTTATCCGTATCTGTATTCCCGCTCAATATAGTTGAGCTTGTCATTTCTTGGGGTGTAATAAAAAGTAATTCTGCCATATTTTTAAATGTCGTGCGGTGCTATTCCCGCTATTCCTGATGCTTTACTTTCTTTTGGTTTATTTTTAGGATTATTAACATCTACTTTTACTCCTATTTTTCTATATGTTAATTTTTCCCAATAATGCTTACAAGTTCCACCTGTAAAATTAGCACTTAACAAACCGCCTCCTTTATATTTCCAAATAGAATAAGGTTCGTTCGGCGTTGGGTGCATTCCAAATCCGGGATTTACATTTCTTTCTCCCATCAATTCAATATCTTCACGTCTGTAAATCTTATTTCTTCGCATCATTTCTTTACAAAAACCACGCTCAGGATTTGCATTACCTGCATATCTATAACGATAAATATAATAATCAGTATCCCATTTTGATTTTGAATTCGGTATAGCAGTTCCACTACTTACGCTTGCTAATTCAAGTTTATCTTCTTTATCATAATCAACTGGACTCACATCTATCAACTCATAATTTTCCAAATCTTCATCTTCGCCATACTCGTCTAATTCAAACTTTTTTTTTTCGTCATGAGAATGCATAGCGATAGATTTTTGCTCTGTCAATGGAACGAAATATAAATCTAAATTGATGTTATAAAAACTCAAAACTTCCTCTAACGCTTCGGTTATATATCTTTGTTTCGGTTGTATAACACGCTTCATTAGTTGAGCCTCTGCCTCATCCAATTCATTAGCATTATTTCCAAACCCTCCATCTGACATGATACCAAATAATTTAGGACTTACAACTTTGTGACCCGTCATTATTTGCTGTCTGCTTTCGCCTGTTAAGTACTCCCATTGCTTATGTTGAGCATCGTTAACAGGAAAAGGTATAATAGTAATTTCAGCATCTCTACCATTGAAGCTAATTACAAAGTTCATAGCGTTTGGCGAACCCGTTAATTTACCCTTAATCTTGCGTTCTAATTCGTCTTTTTGTTCAGGCGTCAAAGTACCTCCATCAGGAATGTTTATAATATACCCAGCAGATAATCCTTTTTTAATTGAATTAATATAAAAGTTTGCAAGCTCCTCCTCCATTTCGGCATAAGGCAAAGCACTTAAATAATCAGGGTCGGAAAAATAGTTTTTACCAGCTTTATAAGGCTTAATGCAATATATCTCTATATCTTCTTTTGAAGTTCCAAAAGCAGGGTAATAAGCAGGCGTGTATTTTTGCGGATTACTCCAATCTTTAGAATGCCAGTACCCCTCTATTAATCCATCGTTATTTTCTAAACACGGTACGACTTGTTGTTTTGGAATATGATAAATAGCTCCTAAGCTTTTTTTATCTTTTGATTTTATAACTTGAAAAGACGCCTCGCCAAACAATTCAAAATCAGAAATAATTTTGCGTAATTCCTTTGAACTAAATACAGATACTAAGTTAATCCAAGCGCTTGTGTTTACATTTTTAGAACGCAAACCATTACTGTAAATTAAATTACAGTAAGAGTCTATAATTGCGCTATTAGTTGGCGAACCATTAAACCTATCAATAACGTATTGATAAAATGAATTTTGGTTGCCATTTAAAACCCAGTTTTTAGATTTATTTTCTTCTAATTTAGGTCGCACATAGTTGCTTAATTGTAATAATCTTATATCGTTACTCATAAAAATAAAGGTCGTTTGTTGCTTTGAAATTTTGCGTATCTTGTGACGTTGCAAATATTTTATCTCTGTAAATTATCCCGTTTGCATCGGTTATTTTTACCTGATATTTATCATTTTCATTAAATGTAAAAGTAAAAGTAAGAGTCAATATACC